GGTAAATATCAATGTTCAGGGGTGACGTACTATTGATTGCCACGTTGTTGTACGTCAGTATGATAGTTCCATATGCTTCATAGAACTGATAGTCTGGCGTAGCGTTCGGTCTCAACGGACTCGGTATGAACGAAGTCGCGAGAGGGTGATAACGTGCCATCTGTATGACCTTCACATTCTCCTCTCCTGGTCGCCACACAACTGAACCACTGAAATCCTTAGGCAAATCTATTGCCACAGGAGTAAGATCAACTCCTGCTGGTGGTGTCACAAAGTGATAGGGCCACCAGCGCGCCTTCAGTATAAGTTGTGTTGCTTGTCCGGCATTACACACGAAATGGTAACGAAACTGTCCACTCCACGCTCTCACTGTCGTTAAGAGAGCTTGGATAGTTGGGTTACACGGACGACACGCTATGCCAGCGAGAAACTGCCATCCCGCAGTTCCACTCGACGGAGGCAAAGATATGCTCGTCATGTAATGTGGTCTTCGCATCAAAGCCCGCATGTTCGTGTGATTTGTCCGCAAGTATCCTCTTGACGGTCCCTGTAGACGTGGTATGATACTTCCTCCACACTCAGTCTTCATCATAGTGTCAGTCGAATCCGACAAATCTTTGTCTGCTCCGTGCATAGCATTTTCAACATCTACCGACACTCCTTCTGTTTCCGCTTCTATAGGATCTCCTTGCTCAACAGCATCAACAGACGTTCCGTCGTCTCCCGCCATCTGATCATCCATTCGTGTATTGATGACATTGGCTCTTTTAAAGCCAATGTAAGGGTCAACAAGTCGACCCCACACACTCATGGAGATGGAGTTACTGCCTCCAGTTCCTGTCCGCAATGGCGCAAAGACAACTATGAAAAGTTGTCCAAGCCGTGATGACGCAGTTGGCAGATAGTTTGGATTGGTGCTTGTCGAGAGAGTCAATGGATTGACAACTCTATGCACATGTGTCCACGGTATCTGTATAGTCACTTTCGTGTCAGTCTGAGGGGTCAACCACCCCACAACATACTGCTGAATTTGTGGTATCGTCAAAACAGACGACGCAACACACCCCACAGGCATGTGCACAACAGCCAATAAACCTGACATCATGAGATTTCCGTTAGCTCTGACAGACATTTCAACACAAGTCCTGTAATATCCGTTGTACGGAAACATGGCCGAAGTGAAGAGATCTGTTGACTCGAACATTGGTGCAATATCCTGCAAGAAGATTCCAGTTCCTCGCACTTGACCAACATTCCACAAGACTCCAGTTACCAACAGATAGTCTCTTGACATGATTCGCTTATAATCACTCCGCGCGACGTTCACATCTGTTGCCACTTCCCTCTTCGTACTCGGCTTGATAGGTCCTGTCGGAGGCATAGACACGTAAGTGTCTCCTTGCTGCGACTGCTGAATTTCAGCATCTGCTGACCTCTCCATTTGATTATCCATTTCCAACGGAATTGCATCCGCAGGATTTGACTCCGACAGAAGATCTTCCGCGTACAGGAATGAGTCATTGATAGCTCTCGGTGAGAAGAACTCAAGATTCTTCAAAGCCATCCACACATTAACCTCAATAGTCGTTGACACTGTACTCGGACCAGTCAATGGATTCTGCACATAAATGTACAGAAAACCGTTACAAGCTGGTCTATAAGTTGAGGCCATCGATCCTGTCAAAGTAGGCTGCGAACCTTGCATTGCCAATCCATTGGGGTATGTGTAAATATAATCCCCAAAACTGTTGTAAGGCACATTGAATTGAGTTCTGTTACACTTGCTGAGATCAAGAGTTGCTCCGTAACAGTTACGAGCTTGACTTAGTGTTGGCTCAGTAACTGAAACTCCAGTGAAGGGCTGCATAGCCACATACAATTGTCCCTGATGCATAGTTGTGTTGATAGTCTCTACGATGAACTCATAATCGCACCGAACAAAGTCGAAGAATTGCGAAATGAAGCTCTGATACGTATGATACACACTGTTACCAACTCCTACACCTCCAAAACCAAAAGGCATTCCTGGTGCAATAGCGTTTAGTGTATTAGACGCATAATTGTTGCCTGTTCGCGCGGGACCCAAAAGTTCTGTCCCGACTACCTGAGTGGTATTCCATTGGATTTGCGCAATGAGTCCTGGTATAGCACATCTTGACTGTATGTCCATGACATCAACTCTAGACGTCTGTGCAAAATTACGACTCTGTGCATTCACTCGATCACCTGTCTTAAAGGCGATAGGCAACAAAGGCCTAGGTATATCTGACAAGGCCATGGAGGTCGCATCAATGATAGGCACTGCTGGTGAATCGCAGATCTCAAAAGACCGCAAAGCCACCTTACCAAGATCTACAGCCACTTTCGCCAAGTCATCACTGTTCTTTCCGGTCACAGCACTTGCTGAAGCTGAATCCATCTGATCATCCAAATCTGTCGCTATCACAGTACAACTCGCTGGAAATTGATCCACTTGTGCTCGTTCCTTCTTGATATCACTCCTGAGCTTCGTCACAAGCTCAATGGCTTCTCTTTTCCGTGACCATTTACAACGTGTGAGAAGATCATTGAGTTGACCTGCCTGCTCATCGAGATAACCAAGAACAGCCAACATTGTAGTCTTCAAATCTGAACGCCTATTGAACTCCAAACCTCTTTCAGATTCGAGCTCAACAGACACTAAATTCCGTAGTTCAACCAGATCGTGAG